ACGTCGGGGCGATCGGTGCAAGCCAAATTAAGGAGGATGCTCCCAGTAGAAAGAGCACCCTCCAAATTGAACTTCTCCCGTCTGGCAAGAAGAATGTCCCTAGGGCTCACGGCTAGGCCTCATCCCTATCCGAGTGTCGTTTCTTCTTGGGAGGCTCGTCGTCCTCATCGTCATCATGACCGGCACGGACCCGAGGTTTCTCCCCGTCCTCATCATCGTCCTCCGCAAACTTATTCTTCTTCTTGGGAGGCTTCTCGTCGTCCTCATCGTCATCAACCGGGACCTTCTTCTTGGGAGGCTCGTCGTCCTCATCGTCATCAACCGGGACCTTCTTCTTCTTGGGAGGCTCGTCGTCCTCATCGTCGTCGTCCTTCTCACTCTCAAGGAAGGTCTTCTTCAGATCGTCATACTCTGGCACAAGAATAAGCTCATCCAGACAACAACCCTTGTCGAGGATCTCCTCGTCGTAATCCTCCCCGCGAGCTCGAAAATCGATGGCCTCCGCCTCCACATAGGTGAAGCCGGCGTAGGTCTTCTCAGCCAGAGCCACCTTCAACGTGAGACCGCCCTCCAGGTGGAAGAAGTTCTCCCACCCCTCATCCTCCTCACTGTTTCGCAGGCGAGCATCCAGCATCTTGCCGAAAAGATGGAAGGAGATGTCCCAGAGCTGAATCCCCTTATCTGGGTCCTTGAGGTTAATGACCTGGAAGAGCTGTCGTTGCTTCGGAGAGAGCTCCTTCACCAGCTCCTCGTCATCCTCGTCGGCATTCTTCATCAAACGCAACCGATGCTCACAGATGGGGCACCGCTCCTTGACCGTCAGACGTGGGCAAGTAAGAGTGTCACCATTGGCCCCCACCGAACGGTGCGTCCAGTAAGTTCGCTCCCAATGGAGCTGGCCCTCATCCGCCCATGGATTCCCCTCGCCTGCCACGAAGGGGATGATGTCCAGGAGATACCGACCCGGTTTGGGTTGGAACATCTGGATGCCCTCCGGCAGTTTCAGGGCGGCACTGGTGAATCCGGTCTTTAGTTTCTCGGCCCGTTCGCGAGCCGAGGTGTATCGTCGTTTTTCTTTCTTCATTTTATTTCTTTGGGTTGGTTTAGTTCTTTCTCTCTTCGTCTGTTTCAATCCGCATCCCTATCACTCGATCGGGATGATTCTTTCTCTCTTCGTCTGGCTCTCAGATAGCCCACAGTCCCGAACTTCATGACCATATAGGCAAGAACAGGAAGAACGAAGAAAATCGCTGCGAGTATTAAGATCAGAGTCATGAGGGTCATCAATCCTCATGGGATTGAGGTCGCCGAACATGCTGCCTGGTCATTTCCTCCACCGCTGCCCGTCCCTTCTCGCTTACTCTGGGGGAGGAGAAATAGCCCATTCCATGAAGTTCCACAAGCAAAGTCAACGTCCTCTTCTTGTGTTCCAAAGCCCACACCACCGCCTGAGCCAGACTATAATCATACTCAGCCGCCTGGAGAGCCACGGTTCCTTTTTGGAAATTGGGATTGCTCAACACGGCGCCGGTGACGGCTGCCTCCGTGACTTTGTCAATCCCGTGATCTTCTGGCGCGGCGCGAATCGCACTCCCTAATTCAGCCTGGAGAACCTTGAGCCGGTTGCTCACCTCATCCACCTTGCGTTTCGCGTCGGCCGCGAGGTGAGCATATTTAAGGTAATCAGAAGGGAGACGAATACATTCTTTGTCCAAATGGAGCTCGTCAATCTGAACAACGGATTCAGGTGTCTGTATGTCACTCATAGCACCTTATTATCTGTTTCGCCCGTGATTTTCTTGTCCTCCCGGACGATGGCGGCCTGGTCCGAGTATTGGGAACCCTTGTATCGTTTGGCGAGCTTTTTGACATTGTGGTGGAGGGCCTGCTCCCGGGTCAGGCCACGATTGGTCCTGAACTGCTGAAGGAAGAATTCTATATCACCCAGCTCCTCGAGAATGTTCTCAGCGTCAATGGGCTTGCCATAGATGACATGAGCCTTGACTGCGTCTAGGATCTCGCCGCCTTCAGTAGCAATACCCAAAGCGGCATGGAGCAGGTCAACCATCGTAGGAGTGAGGGCGGCCAGGATTTCCTCCGGTAATTTCACCAGAACCTTGACCATCTTTTGGTGTTCCAATTCAATTGTGTTTATGTGTTCCATAATCTCCTAATGAAAGGCCTCCCAACAGGCCGCCGCTAAACCCGCGCTCTTGCTGTCGTAGAAGTTCCGTCCGAAAATTTCAATGATCTTGAAAGCCTTGATCCCGGCCGACTCGCTGGGCACCCTTTCCGGCTTACCATCTTTGGCGTCCTTGCCCACCATGCAGGACCGCGCATAGCCCAAGACCACATAGCGTATCCCCTCTGGATCATCGTTGGCGAGAAGCCGCAAGATCTTGGCAACATCGGCCCATGTCGTCTTGCGGTCCCAGTTGAACAGAGCCTGAGCGAGTCGGAACGCATCGGCCTTGTTGAGGCTCGTCGTCTGGATGGCTTGGATCTGCTCAATCTCAGTCTCCAGTGAGCCAACCTGCTCCAGGATGACTAGAGCCTTGCGAGCCGACCCCTCCGCCGCCTCGGCAATCTCCTGAATGACCCCCTCCGTCAGCGTCATCTGTTCCCGCTCGGTGACCCGACGGAGGAGCCTCACCAAATCATCCTCGGATAGAGCATTGAGCTTGACCTCCGTAGACCGAGTATGGATCGTCTTGATGAGCTTCTGAGGATCCGTCGTCGCCAGCATGAAGTAAACATGACCGGGAGTATCCTCCAAGAGCTTCAGGAAGGCATTCTGCGCGTCGCCAGTGAGCTTATGCGCCTCATCAATCAACCAGATACGGCATTTGCCCGCCATGGGCGAAAGGTTGGCATAGCGGCGGATATCGCGGACCATGTCGATTCCCTTGAAGTCCGCACAATTGATCTCGGTGAAGTCGTGATCCCCACATTGCAAGATCTCTTTGAGGATCCTGCCTATCGTCGTCTTGCCGCAGCCAGATGGGCCCGTGAGCAAGAGAGTATGGGGAATCTTGTTATGGTCCACTAGCTTCTGAAGGGATGCTATCGCCCCATCTTGTCCAATAACACCCTTCAGAGTCTTGGGCCGATAGAGCTTGTAAAGTTCCATATCATGTTATCTCGACTACCTTACCTGCCAGACCCTACCATACCTTACCTCACCAAACCTCACCACACCTTACCTGCCAGACCCTACCATACCAAACCTTACCGCACCTTACCCTACCAAACCTGCCGAACCTCACCTGCCAGACCCTACCAGACCCTGCCATACCATACCTACCGAATCTGCCGCTTGACCTCACGAACCGCCGCATAGACTTGGGCCAGCTCATGAAGTTGACCATAGCGTTGACGGTGATCCTCAAGTTCGCTCAGAGCCTCCTGAAGCATTTCACGCCGCCTCCGGGAGTTGGAAAGAACGTCCACCACCAATCGGTAACCACCACCCCGCGCTCGTCCCATTCTCTTTGTGTTTCCGATGTTTGTAAATGTGTTGCCTTTTTCATGCCTTATTATCTTCCCTCACCAAACTCTTCAAGAAGCGGACGGGATCCTGAGTGGTCTTACTCGGGTCCTCAGGATGAATAAAACGACCCTTCTTGAACTTGAATTCCTGTTTCTGAAACCAATTACCTCCCACCGGACAGATCTCATATTCCACCTCCAATGGCACCACCAACCAAGTATAAGCCTTGCGGAGCCGGACCATGACGACTTCTTCTACGATGGCCAGGTAGTCCTTCAACTCACCAACAGCAACATCCCCCACCAAACTATCATGAATCTGACCAACCACCATTGACCTCATGCGGTGGGTTGCTAACAACCTATTCACACGGATCAAGGCCCAAAGTAAACAATGGAAGGCGGATCCCTGCACGGGGTAGTTCACAACTGAATTCCGATTGAACGAGCCGTGAACTCTAAAGCCCGTCAATAGGTCAAAGTATCCCCTCTTCAGATACTTCCCATACCATAACTTCCGCCACCTCCCATATTCCATGAAACGCCGGTTCCAGAAATCATCCTCCACCTCCTCAAGGTGCTTCTCGAAGGATCCGTCTTCCGGGTCTTGCTCTGGATCCAGCACACCCAAATGAGTAATACCCTGCCGCTCGAGATGATTATACAGCGAG